AACGTCAGCAGGAAGTCCCTGTCGAAGTGTGCGCTCACCTCTGCCTTGAACTTCGCGCTCACAAACGTCGTCAGGTCGTCCGCCGTAGCGCCCGCCGGAACGCAGTCGCGCACCCAGCCCCACAGCCCCTTCACTGCCGTCTGTCCCGCCGCCGACAGACCGCTCCACGTCACGTCGCCGTCCGTCTGCGCCTTGCCGCTCGCGTCGATGCCGTAGTTCACCTCTACCCCAGCGTCGAACTGCGCTGCCAAGTCCGCGTCGCTCGTCGATTGAAACAGACACACGCTCGACGTGTTATTCAGCATCTCCAACGTCATCGGGCACGTCGGGGTGAACCCATCCACTCCCTCCATGCCGAACAGAGCGCCGCTCTTCGACTTCTCGTTGTTGAAGTTGTACTGACCAACATACTCCGACTCGCCGTCCACCGTCTCTGCCACAAAAACGTCTATCGGCATCCCGTCTATCGCCGTGCGCACCGTCACGTCGTTCAGCGACCCCGTCTGCTCATACTGATACCGCTGCGGTGGGGTCAGCAGTCCCATCTCCTTCATCACGTCGTTAAACAGCTTCGCGCCGCCCGTGTTCAGGCTCATGGAGGAGTCCGAATAGTCCGACTTCAGGCAGAACAGGTTCATCGCCTGTGCCCCAGGTCGCATCCGGTACTTATTCCCATCGCTCACCATCGTGCCCGTCATCTCCAAGTCAGCCGAACCCTTCGAGCAGTAGATGCGGATGTTCTTCGACGGGTACTTCGTCGACGACGTACCTTGGATTCTGATGTAGCAATTTTTCAACACGAAGTCATACTCCGAGCCAAGTGCTGAGTAGTAGTACACGTCCGCCGTGAAGTCCGTCTTCTTGTTGTTCGCCGCATACACATCGTCCAGCTTTCCCTTGCGCACGATGCGCACAACTCCCTTGCCCTGACTGCGGAGCAGGTCCATGTCCACATCCCCACTCTCGCCCAAGATGGCGTTCACCTCATACGTCTCAACCATCTCATCCGTCGTCTCAATGTCCACCATGTGGTTCTCCAGCTCCTCGTCGTCGCTCAGCGCGCGGTTGTAGACGCGGATGCGTTTCACCTCCACGTCGACCCCATCGCTGCTCAGCTCGATCGCCTGAGGTGTCCCCTGTGCAAACGAGTAGTCCGCGTCATACAGGTCCGCCCCAGTCCGGTTGCCGTTGATGTAAAGTTCCATCAGGCGGTTGTCCGCCGCCGTCCTGACGACGAGCGCAACCTTCACCCATTCGTCCGCCGCGTAGTTCGTCGCCAACTTCGTCTCGCGCTCCACCTCGGCTCCGTCCTCATTCGTGTACGTCACACGCTGACCTGTCTTGAACGACGCCTCCTGAGCCGTAATCTGAAGCCCCTGGCCACCGTCCACACACGTCACGACCGCCGCGCCTCGGTCCGTCACATTCCTCACCCGTAGCGTCACCTCTATCGTCAGTCCCGTCGCCTTCACGTCCGTCGCAAACGGCTGATAGCCGATCGTAGCCTTCGCCCCGTTCGTCAGCTTCAGCGTGTTGTCAACCCAGCCGTTCGAGCCCCAGTCCACTCCTTCGAACGTCGTTGCTACGCCGTTCGAACTCCATACGGCCGGGTCCGCCTCCTCGTTGCTGCGTCCCGTGGCGTCCAAGGCGAACACAAGCCCGTAGCTCGTCTCCTCCAGGTCGATGCTGCTCGCCGTGACCCGAACGGGCAGCGACCGCGTCGCAGCGCCCACCCGTAGCGTCAGCTCCGTCGCCCCCTCTTCCGTGAATCGGTTGCTATACGTCTGAAGCGTCCGTTCCGCCTTAACCGTCTGTTGAAGCGTCGACTCTCGATAGATCTCCACCGTGGCCGGACTCACGTTCGGGTCGTAGGCCACGTAGGAGAACGTACACGTCTCATACCGCCCAACCTCCAAGCTCGGCCTACCGTCCGCCACGATCCGTCCGTCCTCATACGTCAGCAGCAGTCCCACGTAGGCCTCCGCCGTCTCGCCACGCCGCTGCAGGTCCGCGTAGACACTCCGGCTCCGGAGCGTCTCTTCATCCGTCTCCAGCTCTGCGACTATCTGAATGTTGTGACGTCCCTCCGTCAGCCCCGACGCCGACAGCGTGAAGCTCCCGTTCGTCGTCCCGCTGCGAGTCACGCTCTGCGTCGCCTGCTCTGCCCCGTCCACGTAGAGCACGACCCGTTTCGTCCCCGTGCCGCTCACCGTGTACGGCAGCTCTATCTCCGCCTCCGCGTCGTAGCCCCCGGTCGCCAGGCTCTCCGCCGGGTCGTAGCTGCTCGTCAGCGTGAGTGTCACCACCTTCACCTTCGCGTAGGCCTGCTTCTTCTGAGTCTTCCCCGTCCCCGTGTCTGTCGTCGTCGCCACCACGTAGACGTCGTTCGTCCCCAACAGCAGATACGGCGTCAGGTCCAGCGTATAAGCGCCCTTCCCGACTCCCGTCAGCGTCTCTTCATAGCTGACCGTCGTCCCGCGCTGCACGCTGATGCTCACCGTCGCCTTCTGTCCCGTCGTCTGTCCCTTGTCTTCCCCGCTGCTGTACTGATGGTCATAGCTCCAGCTCAGCGTCGCTGTGCCGCCCTCCTTCACCGTCGTCCGGTCTATCTCCGCCGTCAGAACCACGCGCGTCGCCGTCGAGTCCCCATCGCCGCTGCCCCCACTCCCTGCCGGAAGGTCCACGCCGATAGCCTCCTCGCCGTTCTTGTTCGTCAGCGACAGGTGCACCGTGCCCCCGTCGTCGCTCAGCTCCGCCGTCGCCCCATATAGCGCCGACGCCTCTATCTCGTTCAGCTTCGTCGCCACCGCTCGGTTCTCCACCGGGTTCGTGCTCTCTGTATCCAGGCTTTCGTCCACCTCCTGCGTCTCCGCCGCCTTCAGTGCCGCCTCCGCCGTCGTCTGTGCTTTTTCCGCCGTCGCCTGTGCCGTCGCTGCTGCCGTCTGTGCCGCCTGCGCCGTCGCCTGTGCCGTCTCAGCCGTCGTCTGTGCCGTCGCTGCTGCCGCCTGTGCTTTATCCGCCGTCGTCTGTGCCGTCGCTGCTGCCGACTTTGCCTCCTTCGCTATCTCTCGGACCTCGTCGACATTCGTCGCTGCAGCCTCTGCCGTCGTCTGCGCCGCCGAGGCCGTCTGCTGCGCCGTCGAGGCCCACGAGTGCGCCTGGTCCGCCAACGTGTACGCGCTGTTCGCACGCCCCATCGCCCCGTCTGCCGTCTCTTGTGCCCCGGCCGCTGCATCCTGCGCCGCCTCTGCTATCTCTCGGACCCCGTCGACCTTCGTCGCCGCAGCCTCCGCCGTCGTCTGTGCCGCCTCTGCCGTCTGCTGTGCCGTCGCTATCTCCGCCTCCAGGGCGCTCAGGTCCACCGTGCCCCCGGCCGATGCCTCCACCAGCGTCTGCTCCGTCTCGCTCCATGCATACAGCGTCGCCCCGCTGACGTACACCTTGTCCGGCTGAACCCTCGTTTCGCTGCCATACGAATTGTAGAGGTCGCTCCCCTGCCATACGTCCGAAAACTCCTCTCCCGACAGTTGCACCACGAAGCATTTCAGCTTTGCGCTGTACTTCACCTCCGTCGCCTCATACACTCCATCGGTGTCGCTCATGAGACTATAATCGCCCCCCACGTCCACCATGCCCCCGAAGCGAACCGTCGCCCCCTGCCGGGCTTCCGATATCTTCGTCCCGTAGGAGCTGCTCTTCTCTGCCGCCTCGATGGCGTTCTCCGCCGCCCGCTCTGCGTAGGCCCCCGACGTCCGTGCCTTCTCTGCCTGTGCCGTCGCCGTCGCTGCTGCGTCCGTCGCCGTCTGAGCCGCCGTCTCCGCCTGAGCCGCCGCCGTCGATGCCTGCTCCGCTGCACTCTCTGCCGGTGCGCGCAGCAGGGCTATCGGTGCCGTCACCATCGTCTCGCCACGCAGTGCCGGCAGCGAGGCGATGCCATCCAGCGTCGTCACCTCTTCCAATTCCTCCACCCCCTGGCTCTCTTGCTTCAGGGTCTCTATCAGCTCCTGCTTCTCTTCTTCTGTTAGTGCCATTGTCCTATTTCGTTTTTAATTGTCTTCCTTGTTCTTTACTTCGCCTCGCGCCCCGTGCCTAAGTCTCGCTCAGGCTCATGCTGGCGCAGCTGTTGCTGAGCAGCACCCAGCGCAGCCCGTACTCGCTCGCGTTGCCATCCGTGTCGTAGCTGTAGGCCACCTTTTGCAAGACCAGTTCCACCACGCCGCAGTCTATCGTCACCGATGCCGCCATGTAGCGCTGTGGCTCCGTCACCTCCTCGCCCCGTATCGCTGCAAACAGCCCGCTGTAGATCTTGCTGTTGTCCTCCGTCTTGATCACCGTCGAAGGCATCGCCACCCTCGTTTTCTGGAAGTACGAGTCCATCACCAGCACCCGTGCTCCCACATAATCCTCGCCGACCGGCAGCCGCACCGTCCGGAACGTCGCGTCCACATGCAGCTGCGTCCGCAGCAGCAGGCTCCCGTCCGTCTGCTCCTCCGCGTCGCTCTCCCCGATCTCCGTGAACGGCTCCCACAGGTATCCGTTCACCTTCGCGTTCCGCGTCTCGATGCTCCCGTCCTCTTTCACCCGGAAGTTCTCGTTCACCGTCGTCAGCCCCTCCAGCTGGAGGTGTTCCGCCGTCAGCTGCACCACGGTCGAGCCATCCTTCGTCACGGTCGTGCCCACCAAGGCCACCTTCCCGTCCGCCGTCTGTGCGTACAGTCCCGCACCCTCCGGTCGGGCCACGAGCCCCGTCTCTTGCAGCAGCGTCTCGTCCTTGTCGTAGACCGCCGCCGACAGCTTCACCAGCCGTTCGCTCTGCTCAAACAGCGTCCGATACCGATACGCCAACGTGCCTATTCTGTCCGTACTCAAGACGAGCATATACAGGTACATCTCCCCCGTGAAGCCCACCGTGAAGTCCCCCGTGCCGTTCCATGCGCCCTCGCAGGTATATTGCTGATATCCCTCTGTCACCTCCAAGTCCTCCTCTGCCGCCATCGGCTCAAAGTCCTCCCAGCCCTCGGTCTCCATCCCCTCGAAGCCGATGCGCAGCCGTCCCGCCTTCGTCACCTTGTAGTAGAACGAGAGGTACACCGGCTTCGCCACTCCCGCTCCCTCCGCGTTCCGTGCGTAGGTAGGCACGCTCCGCATCTCCGCCCGTCGTTGCTTGATGTACTTGTTGCGTATCTGCACCACCGTCCGTCCCGCGTCCTTCGTCGCCCATGCGCCGTCCCCCTTGTGGGTCAGCATTTTCCCGTTGCCCCACAGCCAGAGGCCGCCTGCTGTGAAAAACACCGCCTCGTTCTGCGTGTCCCATGCCTCCAGTCCTGCCCCGAACGTCGCGTTCGTCAGATACCCCTTCTCCTCCGTGAAGTCCTGCCGCAGCCCCTCCACGGCCGTCTCTATCTTCGCCTCCGTCGCCTCGATGCGCGTCTCGACGTCCTCCCCGCTGCTCATGAGGAACGTCCCTCTCAGATACACATTGTCGCCCCAGAGACCGTTCCCCGTCGGCTGCTTCTTCGCCGGCAGGTGGTCATCCTCGATGCCGTCCAGCCGCCCCAAGCGCACTCTCAGGCAGCCCGCGAAGCTCTTCTCCTTCACCCCGTCCATCACGTCTATCCGGGGCCGTCCGTCTTCCGTCGCGCTCAGTAGCAGCAGGTTCTGACGCTCCGTGTTCTGCGTGTTCCCCATCAGGACCACCTCGTCGCCCGCCGCCGGTTCCACACCAGCCTCAAACTCCGTAGGCAAGACCCACACAACGCCCGCCTCCACCTTCGCTATCTCCACCCAGTAGCCCCGCTGCTCCTTCCCTTGGCTCCACGTCGCACAGCGCATCAGGTCGTGTGCCGCAAAGCCGCTCTCCGTCTCCATCGTGAGGCGCCAGTAGCCGTCCGACAGCTCCGCCTTCGCGATTTTCCCGTTCGCCCCGCTCACGCAGATCTGACCGCCCACGCTGCGCACCCGGTCCACCAACAGCTCTATCACGGTCATCACCTGCCGCACCGTCAGTCGGTCCACCGTCAGGTGCGACAACTTATTCTCCAGCCACACCCGCCAGCCGCTGCCCGTCAGACCGTCCACGAAGTCCGCGCTCCCCATCAGCTCGCGCACCACCAGCCGCGTCAGGTCGCCCACCCCGGCTGCGTCGATGCGGCCGCCCGTTCCTTGCCCGTCATACGAGCCGAACGTTGCGCCCCCCTTCAGCCCCAAGGCGTAGTCTGTCTCGTCCTTCCGGTCTTTGCGCAGCCATCGGTCATACGCCGGCGAATCCTCGTCCACGTCCCTCGCCGTCGCTGCGTGCTCTGCCTCCGTCGCCGTCGCCGAGTGCTCCGCCTCCGCTGCCTTCCCCGACCGGTCCGCGTAGCCCGCCTTCGCCTTCGAGCTCACTCGTGTCGTCCAGCTGTGCCCCGACTCGTCCGTCGCCGTCTCTTCTTGCGACAGATACACATACCCCGACCCGTCCATCCCGATGGCGTCCAGTGTCGACTTGTTCGCGTGCGTGTGGCTCGTCTCGCTCCCGCTCCCGCCGTTCCCCGTCGTGCTCACGACGACCGTGCTCCCACTCCCGCCGCCGATGCCCAGCGAGCGCATCCGTGCGTTTCTCGCCCGGTGCGCAACATTGCGTTGATTCCCCGTGTATATGCTTTTCTTGTCCATCTGATCCCTTTGTTTTAGTCCTCACTTTCCTCATACTCGTCCGGACGCAACTCCACCATCGTCACCTCCGTCGTGTCCGCCTGAACGTCTTGAACCTCCCCCGCGACGAGGAAGTCCACCTCCCCCGCGCTCGCCTCCCTCCGAAGGCCGAAGGGCGCATCCGTCAGCGCCACCGTCCCCGTCAGTTTCAGCTTCCGATCCGCAAACTGGCTATACAGCGTCCCGATCAGTAGCTGCTCCGCCGTCGTCGTCCGACCGGCGCGCGTCAGCTCCTGCAGCGGCATGCCCGTCGCCGCCGACAGGTAGACCGCCCGCGATGCCGCGTTCTCCCGCTCCAAGGTCCCGCACACCGTCTCCAGCTTCAGGTCCTCCTTCGCCGACGCGTTCAGTTCCCCCGTGTACGTCACGTCGTCCGTATTCACCTCCGTCATCTTCGCGTCGTTGTTCACCAGCGTCACCACCGGCGCCTTCACCAGGTGCCACCAGAACGAGTCGCTGTTCACCAACTTCGACTGATGAATCCACGCGTCCTCATGGACCCCAGAATCCCGCCGGTGATACAGCCGAACCCCGCTATACAGTTCCACCTCCAGATACCCCGCCTTCGGTGGATAAGGTATCACCGTCCCCGCCGCCTCGCTCTCCACGTAGCTCCCAAGCTTCCCCGTGTTGTAATGTACGTTCGTCATCCACACGTTCAGCGCCGTCTGCGTCGCGTCCGTCAGGTTCCGCCAGCTGAACGTCACCGACGTCGTCGGGTCTGCCCCCTCAAACCACTGATAATAAAATATCCCCGTCGCCAGGTGCATCAAGACGTTCCCTTCCGCGTCCTTCAGCTGTATCCTCCCCGGCATCTCCATCATCTGAACGCATGCCTCTATCTTCTCGCTCAGCGCCTTCAGGTTGTCGTCCCCCGTCCCGAACGGGTTATACCGTGTGTCCAGGCGCATCTCTATCTTCACCCGCAGCAGGTACTGTTCCGGATCCGACAGCTGTCCTAAGTAGCTCTGATAACTCCTGTAGACCAGCGTGCCCGGTTCGTTGTCCAGGACGATAGCCCCCACCGTCCGTTCCCCGTCCACCTCCACTTCGGCGTACATAAAGCCCAAATTCGGCGCCGCAACACGCACCCCGCGCTCATAATACGTCGCCGCTTTCTTCGTCCCTCCGACGTCCGTCCGCCAGTAGATCGCCACGCAGTCCGTCTCCTCGCCCCCGTACAGCGGGTCGATATGTGCCCACCGCGGAAGCGACGAACCCCCCACCGTGACCCCATCGCCCAACTCCGATTTCGAAGGCCCCACTTGAGCCAGACCCGGCCTGCCCTTGAAGTCCCAGCTATCCGTCGTGTACAGCGTGAACTGCACCTCCCCCGTCCGGTTCAGGTCCGCATAATAGCTCCACTTCCGACCCGCGTTCGAATGCTCCGTCTCCGTGCTCCCCGTGTCTACCGTGCCGGGGTAGTCCATCTCCCCCGTCAGCACCTCATCCGAGGCGTAGGTCGATAGTTCTATCTCCACGTTGTTCACAACCTTGTCCACCCCTAACGTCTGGTCGTCGCTCATCCACTTCACCACCTCTCTCGGCAAGTCCCTATACGCGCTCTCCAGGTCGTAGACGTAGACCGCCCCAGCATGTTGCACCACTCTCAGTCCCAGCGGCTGTAACACGCCCTCCAGCACCTCCTTCAGCGTCGAGGCTTCTCCCTCTTCGTCGTAGAAGTTGTCCGCCCGAACCGTCAACTCTTCTATCCCCGCCGCGCCATCCGCCTCCACGCGCGTAGCGCACAGCTCCTTGAGGTCCGTATATAAGAACCCCGCAGCCGTGATGATGCGCTCCACCAGCTCCCAGCAGTTCTCTATCCCCGTCCCCGCATACTTCAGGCGGTCCAGGATGCCAAAGTCCGAAAACGTCAGCGCAACCGAATAGTCCGCCGCCGTCGCGTAGGGCTCCTCGTAGAACTCCGTGTCCAGCGTCCCGCTCCAATACAGCGCCCCATCCCGATACACGTTCAGCCGCACCGAACCTACCTCCACCGTGTACAGCCCAAGGTACGTCCGGTCGCCGGGACTCAGCAGCGTCAGCGTCGCCGTCGACCCGCACGTCACCTCCTCCTTGCTCCGCTCGCCCCATTCTATCACCAGAGGCTCCTCCGCCGGAAAGCTCAGCGCCGCCACCTCGGCCGCCGTCCCGTCCGTCTCCTTCTGGATCTCGATCCCGTAGACGACCCCCTCGCAGCTCGCTATCTCTCCTCTGTATATCGTTTCCATCATTGTGCTTTTTCCTTTCGTTGATCCCGTGAGGCGCTGCCGCCTCTCCTTTCTTTCGCCTTATTGTCTGCCTCGGAAGCGCTGCTCGCGCTCATAGACGCCCACCAGGTCGCGACCCTTGGCGCGCAGTCGGATGCGCGCCGAGCCTCCCGTGCTGCCTCCATCTGTGCCGAGCAGCTCCTTCAGCTTGGATAGAGGCGCCACCACCTCCGGGTTGTGGGCCGCTCCGGCGTACTCGCCGAAGATGCCCAGCGTCGGCCCGTAGGCGATACCGCCGTTCGCGAACTTCGGCAAGGCCAACATGATGGCCGTCATCGTCGCTATCAGCCCGCCCGCGATGGCGATGCCCACAAACGGTATCGACGCGTGCGCTGCCATCGTCTTCGACGCTGCCAGGGCGACGTTGGCTGTGGCGTCTACGCCTGCAGCCGCGGCTTCGCCTTCCATGACCCCGGCGTTAACCCCCGATGCCACAGCTGCGCCTCCGCTCGCCGTCGCCTGTTCCCCTAACGCCGCCGCGTTCGCCGTTGTGGCCGCCGTGCTCGCCGTCTGCGCCGTCGTCTGCCCTGCCGTCGCGCCCGTCAGTAGCCGCACCACCTGCACGATGCCGCTGATGCCATCGAAGACACTGATGACCCCGTCCACGACACCCGTCAGTTTATCCCATGCGTTCCCGTCACCCTCGATGGCGTCTGTGATGCCTTCCACGCCGCTCCCGACGCTCTTAATCGAGCCCCATGTCCCCCTGAACGTCACCTGGCTCTTCTTCAGCTGCTTCTCGTAGCTCTTCCACGAGGCGACTTGTGCCTCCACGGCCGAGCGCGTACTATCGTCCATGCCGCTGCCCATACTGGAGAGCAGCTCTTCCAACTGCCGGATTTTGCTCTGCACCTCCGACAGGCCGATGAGTTCCAACTTTATCTTGAGGCTTTTGCCGTCGAGTCCGCTCAGGTCGTCCAGCTGCGTCTGCTGCTGAGGCAGGTCTGCCAACTGCTGCAGCGCCTTCCTCTTTGCCTCGATGGCAGCCTTCTGTCGGGCGTAGGCCATCAGTTCTGCGCCTGTCGCCGCCTGTACCTTCTCGTCGTAGTAGCTCTCCGCGTCGCTTAGCTTCTCTAACGTGTCGAGGGTCTCTATTGCGCCGGGCGCCGCCTTCTCCTCGGCCTTTTGGGCCGCGATGCCGGTTTCTTCGTACTGCGTTTTAAGCTCATTCAAACGGGCTATCTCTTGATTGATTTCCGCCAGCGCCTCGCCCGTGGCCGTCTTTCGTCGAGACTGCAACACCTGCAGGGCTTGTTCCACCTGACCGATCGTTTCCGTCGTGTCCGGCATCTCCAATGCCTTTTCCGCCTCTTGGGCGGCTTTCTTGCCGGCCTCACTCGTTTTGCCATACTGCACCTCCATCTCGTGCTGCCGGGCTATCATCTTTGTCAGTTTGGCGTTCTCCTTCTGCCCCTCCGTGTCGTTCACGCCCATCAGGCTCTCCACCCGTTTCTGCTGCGTCTTAATGGCCTCTCCGAGTTCAGTATAGCCCATCGTCTCCCAGCCTATCGTCGCGTCCGTGTTGCCGGCTGCCGCAGCCATTTGCGCTTGCGCCTCCGCCGCCTTGCTCGTACAGAGCTCCAGCTGTCCGTTTAGCTGCTGGAGCTCCACGCTGAGTTGGGCGTTCTCCTGTTTGAGCTGAGCGAAGGCCTCTGTATCTACCTCCACGTCCACGCGCTTCAGCACCTTTTGCCCCGCAGCGTTATACTGTGTCGTCAGCTGCTTCTCCGTCTGCGTGGCCGTTCCGTTTTGGCGCATCTCGTCGGCGCGCTGACGTCCCTGCTCCAGTTCGATTTCCTTCTGGGCGATTTGCGCCGCCAAGGTTCGAGCCTGCGCCTCGTACCCCAACTGCATACAGTAGGTCTTGCTTTTGCTCGTCAGCGTGTCATACCATGCTGCCGCCGTCCGATGTACGCCGAAGGCCGCGCCGTAGGTGCGGTTCAGTTCCTCTACTTTCGTCTTGTCGCTGCTTTGCGTCTGGATGAGGTGCTGCAGGGCGCTCACCTCCTGGTCAATCTTCGTTCTAACTTCAGCGGCTGTACTGGTGTAGGTTTCGTTCGACTCCTTCAGTACATCCACCTTCTCGGCTGCCTCGTCAGCCTTGTCGCTCATATCAGCGAACAATCCCACGACGGCCGTGACGGCCAACGCCACCCCCATCGTCAGCGCTGATTGAAGCGCTATCGTAGATGCAGTCAACGCTTTGGTGCTTGCAGTGGCCACGCCTTGCGCTGCGGCCTGCGTTCGATGAGCCTCAGCGGCAGAGCGTGCCGATGTGGCTTCTTGCCCCTCCTGTAGCGTCAGGCGTGACAGGCTTTTCAAGAATGGTCCCACCTGATTCCATACCGCCTTAAAGCTCGATGCCAACTGCCCGACGCCTCCGGCTGCTCGGCCTATCTCCGACAGTTTCGTCATCGTTTGAGCCAGTGGCTGCACCAGTCCGCCTATCGTCTCCTTGACGTCGCCGATAGAGTTTTCCAACTGTTTCAATTGGCCGCTGTCCGTCTGTGCTAAGGCTGCGTTCACGCCGCCCACCGACTCCTCCACGACCTCCATCAGCACGGCCGCCCGTTCCGCCTCTGTGCCCGTCTTCAAGATTTTCTCCTGTACCTCGGTGAACGAGTACCCATAGCGGCTCAGTGCCGCCGTTTGGCCTTGCATCACCTTACCGAGCATCGTGGCTATCTGGGCCGCGCTCTCGCCGCTCGCCTCCATGCCGTACTGCTGAGCCACCATGTCGTTCATGACCGGTATCAACTGCTCCAGGCTTGAGCGCTCCTCAAGATAAGTGGCCAACTCTTGCGCGCCGGCCAACTGCACTTCGTCGCCGACCACGCCCAGCTCCTGCTGCGCAGCGCACAGTCGTTTGATGGCCTCCACGTCATCGTCCGTCGCCCCCATCGTGTTCTGCATCACCTGCTTCAGCTTGCTCTCCGCCGTTATCTGCGTGCGGTAGGCGTCCGTCAGTTCGCCGAACATGCCGTTCAGTTGGTCCACGGCGCGGTTCATCGTGTCGAAGGCCTGCGCTGCCTGCGACCAGTTCACGACGCTGCGGTTCAACTCGTCCGCCTCCTCCTTCACCTGCTTGATAGCTTCGCGTAGCGACTCCGAGTCGACTTCCAATTGCTTGAAGCCGCCTTCGTCCGAAACTTTGATTGTTAATTTGACCGTATTTGATGCCATTGTATCTTGATTTTCTGTATCTTAGCCCCGTGATTCATAAAGGAATCCTAAAGGCTGTATGTTTACTATCGTCAGGGAATACCTTAAATTGGTCCTCATGCCGGACTTCCTGCCGGGCCATGCTGCTGCCTTCGAGTGGCTCTGCTGGCTGGCAGGTATAGTCTTCCTGCTCTTCTTGGTCTTTCTGGCCTTTGCGTCCATAGCCCTCGTGCTGCACCGCGTTTTCCACGTCTCAGCCACCAGGTCTATCGGGACTTCCATAGGCCTCCTACTCTATCTGCTGATAGCCGTCTGCCTCTTCCCGTAACCGGGCGCTCACTTTAGCCCCGCCCGCCTAATAGCCTGCCGATACCGTTCCATCTCCTCCTCGCGCGTGGGCTGCTTCGGCGCTGCCGGCGCCTCCTCCGGCGCTACATCCGTGTCCCACGGAAACTCCATCACGTCTCGAACTCGAAGCGCCTTCTTCGAATACGGCTGCAACAGCGTCGTGCACAGCAGCCGCGTCTGCTCCCAGCTCGTCCGTTCCCGTCGCTGTTCCCGGCCCTGCCACGCCTCCCAAACCGCCTTAAATTCCGACGGGGTGCATCGTTCAAAGTCCCGTAGACTCATCCCCACACACCCCGTCGCCAGCCCCATCAGCTGCTCGATGTCACCGGACTCGTCGCCTCGTCCGTCGTTTTTTTTTCGTCTGTTCCCGCTGATAACGCTTCCACCAGCTTCGCCACGTCCTGCGGCTCCAGTCTGTCCGCTAACTCCTGCGCTGAGTACTCAAACACCACGTTGTCGACCACACACGCGCTCAGGATACAGCACCAGATCAGCACCAGATTCTCCGTCAGGTCCGTCGCGTCCATGCGGCTCACGTCGTGGCCTGTCTCTCGCTTGAAGCGCATCAGCGCCCCCATCGTCATGCGGAAGGGATACTCCTTGCCGCATATCTTCACGCTACTCATAGCTCAACGCTCTCTTTATGCCGTCTCCGACGAGTTCAGGCCGTTACCAACCTTCGTCACAGCCCCTACGTTCTCCAACTTCAGGCTGTACTTCGCGTCGTCGCCCGCCTGGCCGTCAAGCTCTAAGCTCGTGATCAGATACTTACCCTTGTAGCCGCCCGCCGTCTTGCCCGTGCGGCTCGATCCGTCGCGAAGCGAATACTGAGCCTCCACCGGCTGGCCCGCTAACATCAGCTCCTTCAGTTCGTCATACGTCGGGATGTCCGTCGCGCCGTTCGTCAAGACGCAGCCGTCCGCCGAAATCTCTTCCGAGAACTTCTTCACGTACTTCTCGCCCCACTTGCCACTGCTCGCCTCCTTCGTCACGCGCTCGCCCGTCTCCACCGTAGTGCTTACCTTACACCCCGTCGAGAAGCCCAAAGCATTTTCCCCTAAGCTCAAGATGAGGTCCGTGCCGTCCAAGACACTATAATCTTTTTGTTCGTTTGCCATTGTTCTAACGTTCTTTTAATGTTCTTCTAATTCCTTCCTACGACCGTTTTAATAGCCCGGCTATCACTGCCGCGAAGCCTATCGCTAACGCCATCGAAAGCAGCTCCCGCCAGCCGAACCTGCTCCCGTGGCTCCCCTCATCGGGGGGCCTGAGTTCGCGGATCCCGCTGCTGTCGCTTTGCGTGGTCTTCTGCGTCAGCGTCTCCGTCGTCTCCGTCGTCCGGTCCACTTGCCCCGTCGTCTCCGCCGTCACCACGAGGGTCCCCGTCGTGTCGCGGCCTACGCGCAGCTCGGTCTGATGGCCCCGCGCCCAGTAGATAGCTCCTTCGGGAAGCAGCCTAAGGCTGTCCGCGGCTATCCGCAAGACCACCGTGTCCGCCTCCGTCTCCCGCCGCTCCGTGCGTACCGTCGTGCGCACCGCCGTGCTGTCCCGAACCCTCTGTTGTGCCTCCGCCGTCGCCGCCACCGCTCCCGCTTTCCCGCGAACACTCGCGCATCCGCTCCAGGACCACACAGCCGTCACTATGAGGACAGCTGTTAGCAGCGTCCACAGCCTTCTGCAGCTTCGCCACAGCCCGTTTGAGCGCCCCCAGTTCTTTTCTTGTTGCATTCAGTTCGTCTTTTAACGGTGAAACAATATTGTCCATCAAGATTTTGGTCGCCTCGCTCACATTGTCGATGCGCACCCGCTCGGCTTCTGCCCTGGCCTTCTCTGCCCCCGCGCGGGCCTCTTCAGCCTCCGCTTTGGCCTTCGTCACCGTCGACCGAAGCGTCACGACCCCGATGACCCCCGTCAGGCAGCCGCCGCCCAACAGCACGTTCAGCAATGTGCCCCAGTCCATCTTCTCTCAGTCTCTCTTTTTTTTTTAACTGTTAAGCCCTATCTCTTGCAGCCACCCGGCCACGTCGAAGCTCGGACAATCCTTCTTTACCCCAGGCAGGTCCCGGTGTCCCAGGATCTTCACCTCCGGGTGTGCCGCGTGGAACTTGCGGACGTATGTCGCCAAGGCCGCCTTCTGCGCCTCCGTGCGCGTGTCCTCCGCACGTTTCCCGTCCCGGCTAAGTCCGCCGGCGTAGACGATGTGGCGGCTCACCGAGTTGTAGCCCGACGCCCCGTTCGTCACCTCCCAGGGGTCAACCCACGCGTCCTCGTTGTTCTCCACCAGGCGCTCCACTCCGCCGTCAAGGTGAATCAGGTCCGTATAGCCCACCTGCTTCCAACCTCGCCCCGCCGGAGGGGCCGCCGTGTGCCAGCGTCGAATCTCCGCCGCCGTCACCTCCCGCCCTGCCGGCGTGGCCGTACAGTGGATCACCAGGTACTTCAGTTGCTGAGCCGCCATCACCCTCTACATATCACGTTTAGGCCTTGCTGTAGCCGCTCATCATCACAGCGCCTGCGTCCTCCTTCTTCGGCATCGCGATGAAGTAGTGGCGGAAGTTGATCTTGTTGCGCTGATACTCCGGATCGGTCGACGCCTCGCTGTAGTACATCTTCGTCGAGCCGGTAGCCTTGAAGATGCGCGGCACGTAGAAGGCAAACGAGCAGTTGAACTCGCCCGTCTCGGCCGTCTCTCCGAGGTCCTTCTTCTTGCCCGCGGTCGTGTAGACCGGAGTGTCCACATACGTGTAGACCTCGAAGCCGTACACAGAGCCTACCTTGCCCGTCGTGCGGTCCACGTTATACTGCTCGCGGAAGTTCTGATCCGTCAGCAACAGGTCGTTCACGTGGTCCGGACAGAGCACGAGTCGGCGCTGCTCGGCCGGCACCTTCAACTTGTCCAACGCACGCTTCAACTCCACGATGTCGCTCATCGTGAGGCGCAGGCGGCCCGTCTCGTCGGCCTCGCCCGTCGTCTGCAACACCGGCGTCTTCGCCGTGTGCTCCTTGGCGCAAAGGGCGTGTGCCGCCTTCTTAAACTTCGCGTCGTTCAGCGCGTTCGCGTGACTCTCCTTGACGCGCTGCATCTTGTCGTAGCTCAGCGCGTACAGCTCGTCGTCCGTCACCGGCGTCACCTTCGTCTGGAACTTATCCAGGCTGATGGCGATGTCCTTGTCCTCCAATGCCTGCAGCGGAATCGGGTAGGTCGTGTTGTTCACCAGCACCTCCGGATCCACACCCACGTCCACCAGGTGAATCACGTCGTTATTCACAATCGAGCTTTGGTCCGACACGCCGTCCAACCACGAGCCCTCCAGGCCCGAACGAAGGCTCTTCACCAGTTCGCCCGTCCATACTTCAGTTAATACTCCTGCCATGTTTTCTCTATTTTTTTAAGTGTGAAACATACGCTCTTCGCTTAGTCCTGCGGCAGCTCTACGCCGTACTCCGCCTTGTATAGGCGTGCGTACTCCTTCGGCTGCTCCTTGCGGAGCGTCATCAGCTCCTCCGCCGGCACGTCGTGCAGGCTCTTGTAGGCGCTCGTCTGTGCCGCCTCTGCCGGCTCGTGGCTGAGCTGTGCCGTCAAGCTCGGTCGCTGCGTCACGATGCTCTCCAAGGCTTCCGCCAAGTGCTGACTGCCCATGATGCCGCCAAGCTGCACGAAGCGCTCGCGACTCGTCGCCAAGATCTTGCCCGCTGCGATAGCGCCGTCCACCAGCTCCGTCACGCGCTGAGCCTCCATCTTTTCCTTCTCCTGAAGCAGCGCCTCCTTCTCGGCCTCTGCCTGCTTCATCGTCTCCAGGCGCGATTTCACCGCCTGCTCGTCTGCCGTCTCCGGCAAGCCCACCATTTGGGCCACCTCTTTCAGTTCCATTGCTGTCTTCTGATTGTTTAGTTTACTATTTGATGCCTCCGTCAGTCCCGGCAGGGGGTTCTCCCCGCCTTGGCCCAACGTGATTATCTTTCCTGCGCGTGTCAGGACCATCGCCTCGTCGTTCGCCCCGATGTCCACCACCGACACCTCAAACAGTCGGCTCCGCGTGATCGTCGCCGTCGTCTGGCCCACGACCACGTCCTCCGCAGCGTCGCTCGTCGCCAAGATGTCTATCCCGACGCTCACCATCTTCAGCGACCCTTTCTCCCACTGCGCCTTGCAGCGCCGCGATAGTTCGCTCGCCTCGTCGAAGTCAGGCTCACCCGTCAGGCGGTCCCCCTCGATCCGTAGATCCTTCATCACGCCGATGACCTCTCCACGCCGGTGCATGTAGAGCAGCACCGGGTTCTTCTCGTATTGACCCAAGTCGATGCCCGCCGTCAGCACTCTCGTGCCGTAGCTGTTCACCGCCTCCGTCGTTATGACTACTCGTTTCATCGCTCTGTCCGATTTTTTCGCAAAGTTATCCCCGATGCCGCCCCCTCTCCAAATAAGTGTGCAATCCCTGCGCCCTTCTCTGAAGCCCCTGCCCGCTTTTTTGCAGTCCCGCCCGACAGGGGCCCATCTTTGCGCTATCATTGTCAACATGCACGATATGAACAAGACTGAAACAGAACGCAAGAAAGAACTCGCGCGCGCCCTATTTATGTCCGGCACGCCGCAGGAAGAGATCGCCGACAAGGTGGGCGTCTCTCGTGTCACCGTCTCCAAGTGGTCCTCCGCCGAGGGCTGGAAGGAGGCCCGTGCGGCACGCAACATCACCCGTCCCGAACTCGTCAACAAGCTCCTGGCCACCATCGACCGGCTCATCGAGCAGGTCTCCGCCTCCGACGACGCCGACCAGCTCGCCGGTCTTGGCGACAAACTGGCCAAGTTAGCCTCCGTCATTCAGAAACTCGACAAGCAGGCCAACGTCGTCGACGCCATCGAGGTCTTCATGGCCTTCAACAAATGGCTCCAGTACCGTTCGGCCACCGACCCTGAGGTCACCCCCGAACTCATGAAGGCCATCAATCGCTACCAGGACAAGTTCCTCTCCGAGTCCATCAACAAGAACTCTTTACTCTGATGCGCCTATGGCTACCACGGTTCTTTCTGCCGAGGCGCGCGCCGCCATGGAGCGTTGGCACGAGCACTGCCGCGAGGTCCAGTCCTTCACTGGGCTCACCGCCTCCGTGCTCACCGAGACCCCCGCCGAGCGCGACCGCCGCATCCGGCGCCTGCAGGCCAACTACGCCGCCTTTTGCGAGTACTACTTCCCGCACTTCCTGACCCTGCGCGACAAGACCACGGGCCAGGCCGTGCGCATCATTCACAACGCACCCTTCCACAACGCAGCTGCCCGCCTCGTGCGCGACACGCCCAACCTCAAGGCCGTCTTCAAGTGGCCACGCGGCCACGCCAAGTCGACCCACTTCGACATCTTCCTCCCCCTCTGGCTCATGTTCCAGCCGCAGCGACTCATCAACTTCATGGTCGTCGTCGGCAAGAGTGAGGACAGCGCCCAGCGTCTCCTCGGCGACATTCAGGCCGAACTGGAGTACAACAAGCGTCTCTCCGCCGACTTCGGCGAGCAGAAGAACGCAGGCTCCTGGTCCGTCGGCGAGTTCAAGACCGCCTCCGGCGTCAAGTTCCTCGCCTGCGGTCGTGGTCAGTCGCCGCGTGGTCTGCGCGAGCGTGAAGCGCGTCCCGACTACATCGTCATCGACGACCTCGACGACGACGAACTCTGCCGCAACGAGAAGCGCGTCTCCGAACTCACCGACTGGGTCAAGGAGGCCCTCTTCGGTGCCCTCGATGTGGGCCGTGGCCGCTTCATCA